TGAACACAGGATTCTGTGCGGGGATTGCGGCGAAATTGAACATTTCAAAAAATTGATGGATTTAGAAAAAGCGACATTGGTTTTTACCGATCCGCCTTACGGTGTATCGATTAGTGCAAAAAACAATTTTCTCAATTCGTTTCATCAATCTGAAAGAAACCTCAAACCAATTGAATTAGATAATTTGAAACCAGACGAACTTTACAAAGTGCTTTTGAATTGCTTTCAAACAATAAAAGAATTTTGCGCTGATAACGCCAGTATTTTCGTATGCGCTCCTCAAGGAGGAGGATTGGGAATGATGATGACGATGATGATGATGATGAAGGATGCTGGATTGGAAGTGAAACACGTTTTGAACTGGGTAAAAAACTCTCCGACATTTTCTCTTGGGAGGCTTGATTATGAATATCAGCATGAACCTATTTTATTTACGTGGATCAAAACACATAAAAGAAAAAAGGAAGGAAAATTTCAAACGTCAGTCTGGTTAGTTGATAAGCCGATGAAGTCAAAAGAACATCCAACAATGAAACCAGTTGAATTGCCGGAAAATGCCGTATTGAATCACACCGACGATGGCGATATTGTTCTCGATCCTTTCCTCGGTTCCGGGACAACGCTGATTGCCTGCGAAAACCTCAAGCGCAAGTGTCGTGGGATTGAAATTGATCCCGGATATGTGGCCGTCTGCCTTCAGCGGTTTCAGGACGCCTTCGGGAAAGAGCCAAAACTCGCCAAGGATTAGTTTCCACGGTTTCCAGCGTAAAAACGTACAGCTGGCGGTTCCGGTGGTATCAGGACACCACCCAACTGGTAAAAACGCCGCCTACGCCTATCCTAGGCGTAAATCCTGGCTGTTCTTTCGCCAGCCGTTTTACCACGAAAATGCCGAATCCGTGTTGCACCGGATCACTCGCCGGCATCTCCAGGAGGCGTTTCTTCCTCCCGGCCTGCCCGTGACAGTGCCCGGCCACGCCCGGCGGTTCCCGGCGCACCTGGGCGCGGAAGCGGGATGCTCTTGACGCCGCTCAAGACTTTGCCTGGGGTGGTCTCCGATGGCATGAATTGTTCACCCTGTTTTCCCGACATGGCTTTCTTCGCGGAAACCGGACGGCCATTTTCCTCAAGTATCCTGATTTTATTCTCATCAAAGATGACGTAGTTGTAAGTTTTTCTTGAAATTCTCTTAAAGGTTTCAACGGCTTCCGATTCATTTTCTCCCTTGTAAAAAACTTCGCCGTTCGGAATTTCTTTCACAACCCATACTTTCGAGACAGTTTCATCCGGCTTCAAAAGTTGAATATTGCGCCTGCTGAACTGGTCCAGATACCGGATGCCTTTGATGCCTTTGGAGTTCAGATATTCAGATGCCGCTTTAGGAGAGCCAAGTTGCAAAGATAATGTGCTATATAATAAATTACCAGTTGCTTCATGGGCTTTTATTCTGTCCGATCTTATTTCATTTGCTTTTTCAATAGTATGAGCGCGGCCATATTCATTAAGACCACCAAATATTACAAAATCACGCCCGCGCTTTTCTATCTTAAAATAATTTTCAAGTTCTTGCTTATCAGCCAACCCATATTTCCTGGCAATTTCATTCAATATAATTTGCACTGATTTTTCTTGTTCACTTATCCGCTTATCCCAATCCAAAAATTCCTCCGGCCTAATGTCCAAGTCAACCTTGTAGATGTTTCCCTTTTGTAATGTAGTAAATTTATTTTTGTTTTCTTCTAAGAATTTAAGAATTTCTTCTGTGCGTTTTGGGTTTTTTAAAAAACCAATCGTTTTATTATTTATTTGATATTTTAATGATTTAATTGCTTTATTTACGTCTTGAGCTGAATCAATTTCATAGGCAGCTATACGGACAATAAGCGGCATATCATCGTTTATTGGCTTACCATCAAATTCAATTTTAATCCCTCCACCTAAATTTTTTTGATACATCTCAGCAACTAAAGGATTTTCCGAAAAATAGAGCCCGTAGCCGAACACATGCGATCCCTCGCCTGTTCCAACCAGCTCCATCTTGAAGCCTTCTTCGATCTTGTGCGGGGTGCCGTGGTATGCTGGTAGGAAATGCTCGCCGGGCGGCGTCAACAGTCCGCCGGTCGTTGTCTGAATGGTCGAGAGATTTTCCTTGCGGCTTTTTTCAGAAGGCATGAACATTTTTCTCCATTGTCGGGCTTCGCGGGCCACCGCCCCCCGCTCGTGCTTTTCTTTGAGAGCCTGAATGCGGTCAGATTCGTTTGCCCACGGCTTGCGATAGAGTCCATTCCTGTAAAGGTTGCGCCCCTTGATCCGTAGTTTTTCACCGTTCGGAAGCTCCAGAGTGAATGTGTGCTGCTGTTTCTCTCGACCGTAGGAGTCCGAGATGATTTTTCCAGTCACAAGCCTAGTTCCAGCGAATTTCGGTCGGCGAAATGATCCAGTGAAGATCGCTTGCTCGAAAGCCACTTCGTCTCCCACGCAGGCGTCGCCGGTGGTGTTGATACTGTATTCGGGTGGGATAATTGTTTTTGCCTTCTTCACCGCCTCAACCTGCTCCGGCTTCACGCGGGGCTGTTCATTTGGCCGGTTCTGTTCTGTCGCGTATGCACTGAAACCTTCTTTGCCAAGGAAAGCATCCCCGACGCGGCGCTCTTCCGGAAGGAAAGCTGTCTTGAAGTTGTAGTAGTTGAACGGGAGTGGTTCCTCGTTCAAGAGCGCTATGGTATTCATAGCGTCGACGCGCCTGCTGGCTATCGTGCGGTCTTGATCGGCGAAAGTCGATAACGGGTCTTTCACCTTGTACTGGTTCGCTTTGTCGACGAGGTTCATGAAGTCGAAGATGCGGTTCGCTTTCTCGGGGCCTATCCCCTCGGCGGCTGGTTTGCCCTGCAAATGGTTCCGGATGACGTGCTTCATGTCTTCCCAGAACGCCTCGGTGTTTCCGCCCCAGAGGTCGAATGCCTGCGGCTTTTCCCTCTGCCAGTAATTGATCTTGTCGTAAATGCGGCTGACCGAGATACTCGTCGTGTAAAAGTGGTCATCCTTCGAGAAATGGAAACCGATCACGACCTCGTCGCGGTAGCGCGGTTTGAGGGCGCGGTAACGCTGGCGGCCCCTCCGTCCTTTGATGTTCTTGGCTTTGACGATCCCCTTTGGTTTCACCGTTTCGAGATGCGGGACGTACTCGAAGTAAAACCTCTGGCCTGGTGTCCGTTTCCAACCGTCGACGATCGTCTGGATCTTCGCCTTTTCCTGGGCCGTGAGCACGACAGGGTCAACGTTCATCAAAGCCTGCATCTGCCCCTCCGTCGGGGTGCCTGCATAATAGGTGTTGCCTTTCTCATCACGACCAATCTCTTTCATCCTCGTCGGCACGTGCTGATCGACGCTGTCGATGGCTTCCCGGATCGCAAGGCCGCGGTTCTTCGCGCGGGCCTCGTATTCCTTCTTGCTCAGGATGCGCGGACTTTTCCCGGTCGGGCTCTTCGGGTCAGGCATGTATTTGATGCCCATCTCGAAGGTTAGCGTGTTCCCGTTCGGGAGGACTTCTGGTTTGTCCATCCGATGCTTGATGGAGTCGATTCGGTTCTCCGGGACCGTCGAGCGGTTGAGGATGTTGCCCTGGGAGTCGCGGAGGACCTCCTGCACTTCCATATCGAAGATGTTCGCCCCTTTATATTGCTCGGCCAGCGCCGGGTTGCGCCGGATGTCTTCCTCGGTGATCTGAAGTCCGGACGGGTCGCGCCCGATGTAGTTGAACGGCGTGTCGAGGCGCCGGACCTCGCGGACGAAGTTCTCGGCGAGCCGGCGCGCCCTCGGGCTGAAAGACTGACGGAGGAGGCTGCTGTACCCCTCCTCCATCGTCCTCGGGTCAATCCCTGTCTCGAGCTCGAACTGCCTGGCAGCCGCGTCGATGTCGGCCTCGTGCCGCTTGATGGCCTCCCAGCGTTCCCGCTCCCGGCTCCCGGGGCTAGGCCATGCACTCATCGGTCCCGGCAGGTGCCGGAGGTTGGCGACGAGCTCGGCGATGTACTCGCTCTTCATGTATTCGATGCGGGCATCCTGCGGCGTGACTCCTCTGGCCGTCGCTTCGGCATCCATCCTCGCCTCCATCGCGGCGGCATCGCCAGGAGTCATCCTGGCAAGGTAAGTGTTCCATTTTTCAAGAAGAACGGAATCGGGGACTTCCCCCTTGCTCACAACGAGGTCGCTCCCGTCGGCCAATCGCACCTTGCGGTCGAACAGGAGGTCCTCCGTCTGCGCGAGGGTTTCCTGTCCCTCCTCGGTCATACGAATCTGGTGCATGAGGTCGTGCCGTATCGCCCTGACGAGGCCGCGACTTGCGATGTCCACGTTATCGTAGTTGACAACTATGGCCGGTTTGGTGATCCGGGTCTTGAAATCAGTATATTTCCCGGTCCATGCGGATTGACGGAGGCCGATGTAGTCGTCAGCCAGGGCAGGCTCGCTTTTGACGAGCCCGATGGCGTCGAGCTCGGAGACACCACGATCAGCCATGACCTTTGCGATCAGTCCTGGGGCAATCTCCGGGTGCTCGCGAATCAGTGCCTTGCCGGATTTCGTGTCAACGATCCTCACGACGACGTCCGGCGTTCTGGTGATCCCGATGTCGCGTGAAGCCATGTCAAAAACGTCGGCGACATCCATCCGGGCGTGTTCTTCGACGGCCCTCCTGGCCACGGGATCCTTGCCCATCTCAAGCAGGTGCGCGTAGGACTTCTCGGCGGCGATCATCCGTCGGTCGGCCGTGATCGACTCCTCAGCGGCCACGTTCGGGTCTTCCCGCTTTGCCTTGGCTTCGGCTCTCCTTGCTTCGAGGTCTTGGCGCGTCCTTTCAACCAGATAGTCGAAGCTCGTCGCGCGGTCGATGGCGGCGGCCGTCTCCGGCGATCCCTTCCTGACTTTATCAAGGACCTCCCTCGCGTAGTTCCGGCTCGCCTCGAAATCACTCCCGAGCTTGCTCATCGGGTCCATCGCGTCCTGCATCCTGGCGAACATCCCCATGACGACTCCGGCTCCGAGAGCACGCCCGAGGTCTTCCCCGGTCTCCAGGTCTGGGAACCCGATCAGTGGGGCGATGACCATCCCGTGCGCCGCACCTTCCGCGGCTCCGCCGATTTTCCTGATGGCCGCGTCGGAAAGTTTCCCGCCGTGGCTCCTGGCGAAAGCCTGCAATGGTTTGCTCTTGGCCTCAACGTCCCTCGCCACGCGCCCCATGACTCCGACCGGCGTCGGACGTTCTGGGATGTTCCGGCCGATGTCCTTGAGGGCTTTCCCGAGGCCTTCAGCCGTTCCGAATGTGAGACTCGACAAGATTCCATGCCGCAACGGAAGCCGTCCAGCCGCGGCCTTCGCGAGCATGTCCGCTTCCTCGATCGCCGCGGCATTTCCCGTGATACTCTCGGAGAGGTTTCCGAGCCTTTCCCTGATCGCGGCTGTCATCGCCTTCCCCTTCGCGCCGAACATCTCAAGGAGCGAGCCGGTCCGCTCGAGCGTGCTTCCTGTTCCTTTGCGGAGAATCCCCCCCAAAGCCTGTTTTGCCATTCCACTTACGCCCATCTTCGCGAGCGTTTGTCCGCCAAGTCCGAGCCCGAGGACGAACGGGTTGACAGGACTCGTGATCTCGGCCGTCATTGCCACAGACGGGTTGACGGGCGGTGCCGAGGCCGTCACACTCGCCACGTAATCGTCGATCCATTTCGACGCGCCGTGTCTTTGTTCCGGCGTGATGAGCCCGGCTGCGACCATCGGAGCGTAAGACAGCTTCGCGGCTTTCCCGACTGTCGTCATATAGTCCCCGATCAGCATCGGCTTGTTCTGCCGCAGGTCTTCCGAATACGCACTCCGGAGATGATACCGTCGCTTGAATCTGTCGAATCCTTTGTCCGTACCGGACTCGCCGAGGAGCCAGTCCGTGAACCGCGTGCCGCCCTCCAGGCTGGTCGCGACCATGCCCATGAAGTTCCGCGTTCCGCGGTAGATACCTTCTCCGAACGAGTAGATGTTTGACAGCGAACCACTGGCTTCCTCTAAAACAGCCTCTTTCAGTGGTTTCCCTTGCACGACTTTCGCGGCGACCGAGAGCGGACTCCCGGTATGTGATATGTCCCACACGCCCTTCGCGATCTCGAATCCTGTCTCTGCGAGTCCACTCAAAAAATTGGTGAGCGTTTCTCCAGCGACCTGGGTCATTGGCTTGGAGGACTCGTCCCGGTACATGGCTTCGAGGAGGTCGTCCGGGAGCCTGTAGTCTGGGTTCTCAGCCTGGACTCTGGCCTCATACTCGCGGATCGATTCCGCATCCGGGGCGAGCGGGAGATCCAGCATGGCCCGCCGCGCATATTCCTGATTACCAGTCTCAAGATAGCGGTCTATCCAGTCCTGCCCGCGCTTCTTCGAGGCTGCAACTGAAAGAGCATTATCATCCCCAGCGAGGAACTCGTCGATGTGGTCTTTCGGGGGTTTCGCCCGGTAGTCCAGGAACATTCCGACTGGTCCGAGCCGTCCGAGCTTGAAGAAATCTTCTGCCACTTCTGCCGCGCCAAAAACCTTTTTCCTGATGCTGGGTAAAAGGCTTGCCTGTTCCGGTTCTTTTGCAGGCCCAGTCGCTACGCCTGGAAGCTCATCGACGGGCGCCTTGGCTTCGCCCAGGAGAGCTTCGTCATCGCCTTCGAGAAACTTGTCGAGCGCATCCATCGTTCTCCCCTACTTGAACCCGAGATCCTTAAGCCGTTTCCTGGCCTCTTCCCGGCTGATCCGGCCAGCCTTCAGATCTTCGCGGATGAGGAAGGCTGCCTCGTTTTTCCCAGCCGCCGCCTGGCCAGCCGCACGGGACGGAGCTTGAACCTTTTTCCCCATTGGAGTTCTTCCTTCAACGGTCGCCTCGATCTCCCGGACGATCGGCATCTCCTCGTCGCCCTCCTTGTACGTCTCAAGCATCCGAAGAACATCTTTCCGGCTTTCGACATACGGTTTGGTGATCTCATGGGCACGGGTCGTCAGCAGTTTTTTCATCTCATTGAGCGTCGCCTTAAGCTGCGCATCGCTCTGAGTGCTCTTGAGCTGTTCCATCGCCACTTTGAGCTTGTGATCCGTGAGGGCATTCCCGCCACCTCCGCCCATGACGTTCCCGAACTCTTCGGCGACCGCGAGCGCGGCTGCCTCGTAGGCCTTCACGTCCGGGTCTCCCGTGTGATAGTAAATCCCTTGAAGGATGTTGTTGATGACCGGAAACCGCGTGCGCGGGACGCGCTTCGAGACATCCTCGAGGTCATTCATGTGACCGATCAGCGAGAGCATCGATTGGAGCCGTCGAACGTTGTCTCGGACGCTCTTAAGCTCTCCCTCCGAATAAACAGGAACATAATTTGGATTAATTTCTTTCGCCTTATTGACAAGGCTGATATACTCCCCATACCCTTTCATGCCTCGCGGCCTGAACTGGCTCAATGGCGCCTCATAATTCGCGATCATTGAGGCTGCCAGATTCATGTTTTCCGGGCTAATAGCTTCCTCCGGTATTTCCTCGACAATGTAGACTGGTTTTTGTGTCTCCGGGTCCGTCTCGATCTTGATCTTCGCGCCTGGGAATGTCTTGCGTGCCTCCTCCTCGGTGCCGAACGTGAATCCCTTGCTGGATTTCTCGATTCTTTTCTCCTGGGTTTTGATCTGCAATTTTCTTTTCTCAGCCTCCTCCTCGAAGGCCATCTTGAGGAGCGAGTCGATCTGCGCGGCGCGGTCGGCATTGACCGTCAAATCCTCGTTGGCCAGCCCCTGAGTCGGCCTGCGCGAGCGCAGGTCGCGGATGGTTTTCGCGTAGTCCTCGTCAGTCTTGTACCGCTCGGAATCGTAGAACGGAGACCCGGTCGCCTTGTCGCGCTCTGTCATCTTGAGGAAATCTCTGACCTCCCATCCCGTCAGTCCGTACTTCGATCCGATGTTGTCAGCCCACATGAGTTCGGCAGCCTCCATCTCCGCCTCCTTCGGATCAAGGTTCTGGACGGTCAGCTTGGTGGTTTTCCTCCAATCGGCGAGCTTCTGCTTCGCCTCCTTCGCTCTGAGCCTTCGCTCGGCCTGCATCTTCTGCTCGGTTGCCGCTTCTTGTTCGGAAACCTCACGCTTGGCTCTCTCCTCCGGGGTCATCTCGGCTTCGGCCAGCCTGAGTTGCGCTTCCCTGAGCTGGATGTCCTCAAGAGCCCTGCGTCGCGCTTTCTCATCCTGTGACAGAATCCTCTGCTCTTCGATCATTTCAAGACGACGCGCCTCTTCCGGTATCATAGCCGCCGAAAGAATCCCCCTGCCGAGCGGTTCAGCGAGCTCTTTCCCGATGGCGAGACCGTGGGAAAGCGTCCCGGTCTTCCCGGCAAGCCCGAAGGCTGAAGGGTCAATGTACGAGAGGGTTTGGGGCCGAGCGCCGACAGGTACGACCGCCACTCGCGTCTGGACTTGGGCTCCGTCTGGCATGGCATCAGGCGACGAACCGCCTGCCTCCGGTCTGGTAAGTGTTGAACGCGCCCGGGACAGGCGTAGGCTGGACCTGTCCAAACCCCTGTTGCACACGTTGAAGGTTGCTGGCTTGCCCATATCCGGGCAACGCCGCAAGGCTCGCCTGAGTCAACTTGAACGGGAGGATGTCAGGCTTTGCGGTAGCCATCGCAGCTTTCTGCGCGGCGAGTTTTTCCTGGGCTTTGCGCTCCTTCTCTTGGAGCGCGAGGAGTTTCTCTTGAGCCATCGCTTCTTCTCGTGTGGCCTGTTCCTGGCGGAGCCTCTCGGCCTCCTCCTGCATCCTCCTGGTTTCAGCCATAGCCTGCTCTTGCTGCCACCGGATCTGCTCGAGTTCGGCCTGGCGCAAGGATTGGCGCTCCTGCTCCTGCCGCGCCGCCTCAGCCTGTTGCATCTGGAGATTTATCACATCTTCGTCGCTTCCGAATAATCCGCTCATGGTTCCTCCTTATGACGTGAACCGCGCCGCGTATTTCGCGTAGTAGAGCTCCGGCGCAGTCATCAAGTTGCTTTGTCCTCCCATTCCGATAACGTTGCTCTGCGGCAGTGCGATCTGCGTCTGTTTCAGGGACGGCAGGATCGGGAGCCGCGCCGCCCCGGCTGCGATCTGCTGGAGGCGCGCCTCGGCTGCCGGCGCTGCCGATGGGAGGCCTGTTGCCTGCATCGCTTTTCGCTGGGCTTCCGTCTGCGCAACCCGCGCTTCAGCCTGGCCAGCGATGGTTGCTCGTTCCTGCTCGAGGGCTTTCTGTGCTTCGGCTCGCTGCCTGTCGAGTTCAGCCTGCGCGGCCTGGGCTTGGGCAAGCTGCGCCTGGAGGGCAGCCTGTTGCTGGGCAAACAGCGCCCGTTCGCGGTTGAGTTGTTCTTGTGTCGGGCCTGATTCGATTCTCGATCCGCCTGAGTCATCTCCCATAGTATTTTCCTCGCTTTCTTGTTAATATCCGAACTTGATTCGCGTGAACCGGCTCACTTCTTCCGGCGTCATGCCGAAAGAGGTTCCGAAGTTGTCTCCTGCCAAAACATCCTGTGCCCTCGAAGACGCTCCGCCAGCAAGCGCACCCGCACCGAGCGTTGTTCCGGCCTGAATAGCTGATCCAAGGAGGCTCGAGAAAAGCCCCATGTTCGCAGCGGCTGCTTCCTGGGCTGACCGGACGTTCTCCATAGCTTCCTGACTCTGCATCGCTGCCGCCTGTTGTGCTCGCGTCAAAAAGTCAGCCGTTCTCTGTGCTCGGGCCATCGCCCGGTCTGACGCGAATTGGTTGAGGAGATTGGCAAACATCGCAGACCGGTCCTTGATCTCCTGGGCTGCCGACGCTGGGGTGATGCCGACTTCCGGCTGGCCGGCCGCCGCGAGCAGACCGGCTCCCCTCTGCATCCCGGATTCCCGGAGAGCCAAGACGCCGCGCGTCAGGATGTTCGAGAGCCTCGACTCGCCAGCGGTCGAGCCGGTTCCGACTCCGCCAGCGATAGCGCTCGTCACTCCGGCGCGAGTAAGCTCCCTCTGTATCTCGGGGGGAGTTTCCCCTTTGATGTCCTCGAGGGTCTTGCGCTTGATGAGCCGCTCGATCTCGGCAAGCTCCGGCTCCGTCCGTTGCCGGACAGCCTTCGAGGCTGCCAGATTCCTCATGTACTGCGCGAGCGTGGCCCGGTTCATATCTTCGACGCCTACGGTCGGCATCTGGAGTGTCTCCGGGATCATGGCTGCCGATGCCTCGGACGGCATGGCTGCCGCCTCGATCCTCCGGCTGATCGGAGTTGAGAAACTTGTCGGCGTCGTATCCATAAGTTTTAGTCGTCTCCCTTCACACGATATATTTCTGCATTTTGCCTGTCAAACCCGAGCTTCGCCATAACCTCCGGCGTAAACTTGTTATTTGGTTTGTTCGTCGGGACAGCGACGAACCCTTCTCCATGCTGGACCTTGGCCCAGCCGACGAAGTGTTGCATGATCTCAGCGGTCTGCCTGGGCGTCACGGCGTCCGGGTTCAAGGCCGGGAAAACGATCGGCGTCGAGACGATCTGAAAATATCCGAGGATGCGCTCGGTCTCCCGCTCGCTCACGACCATGATCGGGTGCCGGAGCGTCGTGATCCTATGGCCGAACGTCGCTGCATACTGGTCGAGGGCCTCGATCTCCTTCAGGTTCGACCTGTCTAGAAGCCTAAACCGGAGGCTCTTGTGGGCCGCTATGGAGAGTTCTTTGCTCATGCGTCCTCCTTGACTGGCGGTTCAAAAGTATCACGGGCGCACGGCAGACACGCCACGCAATCAGTTTCAAGGTCTTCCCATGAAACCGGGATCGAGCTGTAGAAAACCTCGTTGACCCTCGGGCTGATCGGGCTGACGAACGCTGTGCGGTCCGAAGTCGGTGAGCCGTAGGTTTCGGCCCGTTCGCCGATTGCTTCAAGTTCACCGGGTTCCGAGTTGAAGTGCCTGCTTTCTCCGCGATAGCTCAAAGCCCCTGATCCCTCCTCGTCCTCGGTGCAGTCGCCGCTCGACGGCTCGCTGAACATGGGTTCAAGATAAATGCGGAACGAATCTATTCCGGCCCGGCCGCACCACTGAAAATACATGGCAAACCGGCTATCAACGTCCGGGCTGTTCTGGCTCTCGACGGAAAAGCAGTTGGAGGTGAAACTTTTCCTGGCCTCCTGCGTCCGCAGATATCGGGTCTGGACCCGGAACGGGCCGTCTGAATCGTAGTAATTTTGGAGTTCCGAGTCGCTCGTCAAACCGGGTTCAGTGAGGCTGTTTAGCCTAACGCGGAGGACCTCGTCGAGGATTCCACGCATCCCGCAGTATGAAGCTTTAAAAGTGACCTTGTCTCCGATCTCGACGACATATACTTCGGCGAAGCAAAACCGTTTCAGGTCGAGCCCGTCCCCGAGATACTTTGAGAGCATGGAACAGTAGATCGGGTTTTTCTTGACGTGGCGCGTGTTCTGGCTGTCGCGGTAATCTATCGTATCCATCCTGTCACTCTGGAAAGCCTGCCAGACGTGGTTGAAGCTCGTCCCGTTCGGGAGGGCCTGGTAATCGGTCGAGAAAGCCCAGATGCGCTCCTCCTCTTCAACGTATCCCTTCGTCCACTCGACCGGCCGGATGCCAGTCCAGATGCCATTCCAGGCTGCCGGAGAATCCTGGCTGAGTTCGTCCGCGACGGCATAGTCCAAAACCTGCGTGTGCGCGTTGAGTGTGTCTCCGCTCGGGACGCTGACGAGGAGATAGCTCTCGAAGGCCCCGGCGCAAATCCCGGTCAGGTCCGGCGCGAGGTTCCGCTTGGAGACAGCCATCTCCATGTCTTTGAACTTGATCTGGGACGTGATAAAAAGCGATTCCGCCGAGTCGTTCGCCACGAGTCCCTTCGGCGAGTACCACCAGAGGAGCCCGGCATGGTTCACGACGCTTTTGCCGGCGATGCACCCGAGGTCGCTGTAGATGACAAACTGGAAGTTTGGAGTATCGGCCCACGTTGAGCGGTCGATGATGGATGAGAGAAAACCGGTCGTCTGGTTTCGCGTGAAAACAAGAAGGTTCGTCTGTCGGTTGTCGCCATAGGAGAGGCCCATCCCCGTGATGTCCCCCGGGAGCGTGTAGTCTCCGCGACCCTCACCCTCGAGCCTCTCCTTGAATGAAAGCGGGTCGAGCAGGTCGCTCGCGAGCAGCGTGTTTCCGCGGGCCACCCAGAGACGCCCACCAGAATACTCCATCCATGTTCCGCGCGGCGTCTGGAAAAACGGCGCGTTCTCGTTGAGGTGCCCATCGAGGCTGCCGTCCCAGTATCCGCAGGCGTTCACGCCGTCCTGAATCAGGAGGACACTGTATGTTGGGACGATCTTGATTGTCTCCTGGTTGGCCTCGACGCTCTTCTCGGCGATGGCCCAGTGGATCTGCTTGGCGAGCGGGCTGAAGGAGAGGCCCCGGAGCCTGTAAGACTCCCAGTTGTCAGGCTGGATCGGCTGTCCGTTCTCGAACGGGCAGTAGTACACCTTGCCGTCAACGGCGAAAACGAGGTACGGGCCGCTCGTGCTGGCATCCTTGTTCGCTTGGAAAAACTTTCCTCCTTGAAGGTTGCCGGGCGGAAGCTCAAGACGGAGCCTGTATCCCGGTCGCGTCTGGACAACTCCGCCTCGGCAGACGACGTTAACACCCCACTGGTACTGCGTGTCCGGGAGGAGCCAAGGGTTGCGGACCGAGTTGCATCCGTTGAACCACCCGGCGGCGACTTTTTCCCAGCGCTGCTGTGATAGCTCAGCGTTTTTCATGTGATATATTGCCTCGTCGTGTTCATGTAAATATCATTATTAACCTGAATCCCGCGGCTCTCCGGCCCCGTTCGGGCGAGTTGCTCCTCGAGGAGCCACTGTACCGCTTTCTCTTCGCAGGCCGTTCCCTGATCTTTGTGGTCCGCCCTGAAGTGCTCGAGGGCCTTGAGCATCATGATGATCGCCATCTTGTTCGAGATTGGGATGAAGTCATTCTCGGAGAGGAACTTGAACGTCCTCTTACGGTAACGCACGCGCACCCACGCGCACGGTTTTCCGACCTTGATCCGGCGATAGCTTGGTGCTGTCTCGTCGAAGTAGTAGTGGCCGATCAGAGTGAGGGCAGTCGTCCTGCCGGTGTCCCAAGCGTAGAGGTCGATGAAGCTGTCGCTTAGTTCCTTCTCCACCCTCTCGATCTTTTTGACGAGGAACGGGTCGAGGAGTTGCCGGAAGTAGTGCGTTCCATCACCAGATGTCGTGAGGATGATCCGCCCGGCAACGTTCGGGGCTGCGAGGGCTTGGGCAGCCGTCGCGTAGAGCTCGACCTCATCGTTTCCGATCCGGCGGATGTAGTACGTCGTGCCAGCAACAAGCGGCGTCGGCGGCGTTCCATCAGACAGCACTTCCACACCGTCACCGGTCTGGTAGTTGTTTGAGACGACCTCGACGCTCGTGTTCAAGACGGCCGTAAAGTCCGACTGGATGATCATGCTGTGCGTCCCGGCACCTATGTTCGCAAGCACGACCTGCGTGCCAGCCAGCGTATAGACGACGAGTCTCCCGGACTGGACATCGATCTTGTAGTCGGTCGCCAGTGCCAGCGGGGACGGAAGAGTCCCGGTCGTCGTGAACTGCACGACAGCGTTTTCGAGGAGGTAGCTGGCCGACTCGGGGATGAGGAGGCTGCTCCGTGGCACGACCGTCGCCGACCGCGAGAACGCCAGGTAAAGTTGACCGGCTCCCAGGGCCAGAAACTTGATGTTGCTCCGTCGAACCTGCCCGTTCGCATCCGCCGTCACTCCTACAACCGCGCCGGGGTTTGAATAGGTGAACGTTGTCGGGCCCGTAACAGTGATCTGGACGCGCTCGGTATTGAAGGTCGAGTCCGTCATGTTCCGCACGTCGACGTAGTCGCCTGTTAGGAGGCCGTGCGCAGCCGTCGTCGTGATGGTTGCTATCCCCGCAGCCCGACTCCTGTTGAGCGTCTGCCGGACGGCCGCATCGAGGGCGTTCGCGGGCGTATCGAAAACTTCGATGGTGCTACCGTCTATGACGCGGAGGTAATAGGTCGTCGCAGTGTTGATGGTCGGGTCGCAGCTCGGGAGCGTCCCGTCCGTGTCGAAAGTGAACGGGTCGGCCGTCGCCAGCGCAGATGCGTCCGCCGAGACTTGGCTCGTGAAGCCTATCGTAAACGACCGGCTGATGACCAGGTAGAGCTGCCCCGTCCCGGCCGTCGTGATGTTGACGCGCCCACGCGTGATTGTCCCGCCCGCATCGACGAACGGCCCAGCGTTCGGCAGCGCCTGCGGATACGTGAAAGTGTTGGGTCCAGTCACGGTGATTGTGACCTGGCTCGCGTTGAAGCTCGCGTCGGCTGTGCATCCCTCGATGTCAACAACGTCTCCCGTCGTGTATCCGTGCGCTGTCGTCGTGGTCATCGTTACGACGGACGCCGCCCGTTGGTATTGGCTCGTTCCAGCGACGAGATAGCTGAGGTAACAGAGCGTGAACGTCGAGAGGCTGGACGGTGCCTGGGCTTGGTAGATCGTTCCATCCGTGAGCGGATCTGGGAGAATCCCTGTCGTCTCGAAAAGGACGTAATCGCCTGCCGAGAGATTGTGGCCGGCCGCTGCCACGTTATTCTTCGTTCCAAGGACGACAGAGGCAGCGATCCGCTTGACGATGAGATTCGTCCCGCTCCCGGCTGTCGTGAGGACGATAGGGTCGGTACCAGCAGATGCCGCTGAGTACGTCAGGTGAAGCGCGATCGTGTTCGAGTTGATGACGTGCGCGTAGTACGTTACGCCTGATTGGAGCGGGGCTGGAAGCTCGCCTCCGTTGTTCTGGACCGTCACGGCGTCACCATTAATGAGGTTGTGGTTCGTCGCGGTGACCTCGGTTGTGATCGGATAGCATGGGAGCGTCGTGTGCGCCACGACTGCGGCTCCGGCATCCGTGCAGTTGATCGCGTTCACGTCGGCGAGGGCTTCATCCTGCGTCCTGTAGACGCGGAAGTGTGTCGCGTCTTGGTCCCCGTTCGCGTCCAGGGTGTTCACATAGTAGGTCGTCCCGGAGACGAGAGGTGCAGGCATCGTGCCGGCTGTGAACCGCACGAGCGAGCCGTTGATCATGTGGTGCGGCGTCGCCGTCTGGATTTGAGTCTCTACGGCCACGTCGCGTGAGTCATTGATGTTGATCGTGCATCCTGTCGGGTTCGACGCGATGATGATGGCATTGCGGTCTGCCAGGGCATCCTCCCTGGTCAGGTAGAGGTTGACCGATCGGGCGCTGGTCCGCCGGATGTAGTAGGTGATCTGCTGGAACGGCTCCGGCAATGTCCCGGCAACCAGAGTCAAGTCGGCGGCCTGCCCGGTTGCGAAACTGTGGTCGGCTGGGCTGTCCCATTCCGTCGAAGGAATCTGCGAGAAGATCCGGCGGAACTCGCGGACTCCGGCCGGGGCGATGATTCCGCCAGGGAAATCGCCGACCACATTGACCGGCACGATGAACCCATCCCTCCATGTCCCGTCTGGCTCTTGCGTCCTGATCCACTGGTTTGCATCATCCCATCCAAACACGCGGAGGATGCGCCCGAGGTCGGTCTGGCTCGCAGCCACGGCGATGAGTTCCGCCGGATTGATGATGTCCATGAAGACCGGCCACCAGCCGGTATCGTCCCAAGCCCACGGGACCATGCTGCCTGTCCCTAGACCGTTCAGGTGAAACTCATACCACTTGTTCCGAAAGACGGCCGGACGACCGCAGACGTTCACGGCGAGCGGCGTGTCGATCTCCCTCGGAAGGGTGAGGAAGCACCCGTCGCTCGTCGTGCAGATGTCCGCATAACCGAGGATGCCATCGACCTCGGCCTTGTTGGCAAGGACGGTGACGGCGTCCGAGAGACGCTCGAGGACTGTTTCCTCATCACACCTCCCGAGTACCTTCCGGGCTTCCGGCATGATCTCGCTTACAAGCATGATTGCGTTTTTAACCTCCCATATACTTCGGTTCCATGCGTTCGATCTCGGCAACCATCTCCTGGTCAGCTGTTGTTCTCCCGACCAGAGGAGCCCGCGCAGATCGTTGGATCTCGCCAACGGCCTGGTCTGCCTTGGCGACCGCGCCTCCGACCTCCATCGCTCCGACCAAGGTGTCAAGAAGGGACAAGAGCGCGTCGTACTGCGATCGCGGCAGATTGATGGTGATCATGTCAGCCTGCCTGACCGTCCGGGCCTCTGGTAGTCCGGGGGCTTGCTGCAAGCCTCCCCCGGCAGGCATCATTGGGATTCCGTTTGGCATGGATGTTACTCCTCTTCTTCGGTTGACTGTTTGCGTCCGAGCCGTTTCTTCCCGATCTGACGCCGGAACTCAGCTTCAATAGCATCAATCCCGGATGAGATTTGGTCCTCGTCAGATTCTTCCTGATCTGACATTTTCTTTTCTTCCAAATCGGATGATGTTCCAGGAATGTCTGCTTCGTAAAGTTCGATTGAACAGTCGAATTTTATTCCTTCCTGTGTATTACTTTTCGTCAGTCGAACAACCTTCCCGCGAAGGGTCACATCATCACCAAGTTTCAGATCAGCAAGTTGTTTATCCTGATCTCCATCAATGTAAACATGAGGATAGAACTTGTTATCTGTTTTTTCTCGCTCAGTCTGCGGTTCTGGCTGGAATGATCCTGCTTTATTCTTTTCGATTGTTTCTCCGAGTTTTACGGTTTTCATGTGTTTTCCTTATGTTAGTTGACTATCCCGCGAAGGATCTGGATGTTTAAGAGGTTTGCGCGGACGGCTATCGCGACGGGCTTGCTGACATGGCCGATGGTGGTTGGCTCGGTCGTCGTGAGGGCTCCTGCTGTCACCGGGTCAAGCCAGTACCGCTGCCCGGGAACGAGGCCCGCGAGTCCATCGAACCAGCCACCACAAGCGATGGTGAACGTGTTCGGGTTGATGACAGCCTTGACCAGGCCGACGACCTCGCTTGTCGCGGCGGCATCGGCGCGTGCTAGGGCGAACTGCGTCCCGTCGTGGTAAATTGCTTGACCGACCGTGAACCCGTGCAGGGCCTGCGTAAACTGCGGTTCGCTCGATGCCGGGACACTGGATGCGAGGTACTCGTAGAGCCGGATCATGTAGCACAGGAGCCCCTCGTCCGCGTTCCTCGGGAGGGCCGGGATTCCCTGATCGTATGGAGAGCAGAGCCCTGTCCAGACCGCCCGCCCGTTGACAATGGTCCGGGTGAAGTTCCCGAACATCTGGAATATGAGGTTCTCGATCATCGAAGCGACGCTCTCGTCGTCGATATTCGGGCAGCACGGATTCCTTTCGCAGCAGTCGTTGTTCCCACACTCGCTCATGGTTCACCTCCCGGAAGAGGCGGCAGCCATGTGTCAGTCAAGTCGTTGAACCTGAGTGGCTCCTTTTCGTTGATCGCCGCGCCGGTCCGCTTGTGCCAGCAGATGCCGACGACGCTCTGTTCGGCTCCCTCGACTGCGCGGCTCGCCTCGATGGACACGACCTCGCGGGTCGCCCCGAGCAGCCCCTCGATGGCGGATTGAAGCGTTGGCAACCAAGCAAGCATCGCCTGGTCGCTTGCAGGCTGGTCGGTCTCCTTCTGTTTGCCTGGGGTGTAAACCCGCCAGACATCAGGCATGATTCTGTAGTAACACTGGATCATAAAATGTTCGCATCTTGCACGTCATTTGGTGCGGCGATAAGGTTGTTATATGTTGCGTGAGGCGCGTTGTTGTAACGGTTATGCGCTCCGATGGTGTTGACTGCCGGGGTTGCCCCAACTGTCCATGTTCCAGACAGACCTCCGACGATGGTCGGCTGCACCGCAGCGCACGTTGCGAAGTGCCCGCTGTTCCCGACTTCAGGAATAGAATAGAAGCCGGCGATTGGAGGAGGTGACATGGTGAGCGTGGCGAAAATGTTTGCGAATGCCGCATCAAACGCAAAATCAATTTGCACCTGCGCCCCGACAGCGACAGTGCGCCAATAGTAGGTAAGCTGGTCGGCTTTCCCGGAGACACTCAGCGTTCCAAGGAGGTTCCCAGGGTCGCCCGTCTTGACATAAGCGTAGTTGTGCGTGCCGGCAAAGAACGACTCACCTGTCCCGGCCCCGACGATCGTGCAGTTGAAGAAGCGCGTGCCTGCTGTTTTCATGACGACGGCTGGCTCGTTCCCGCCGGACGAGTTGACGATGTAGGAGTTGTAGATGCGTCCGCGGCCGGACGGTGATCCCCATACGACGAAGTGCATATCACCGACGAAATGACAATCATGGAATATGCCAAGCATCTCCGTCTGAAGTCTGTGTCCCGTTTCACTTGGCAGGACTTGGGCCATGTTCTGTCTGATGCAGAAGTTTCTGTAAGTGCCGTCGTAGATGCCGCCTGCCTCACCGCCTGCGCTGAGATTTTCAACATAACATCCGTTTTGAAAAACGTTGGATACCATTATTCCGGGAACGTAAATATCCGACAGGACTCCGCCAGACATTAAATTAACCGAACTAAAATCGGAGACTGCTCGACAGTTCCTGATGCAACCGGTAATCGTGGTGTTCCCCGGCGTCAACGGGCAATCGCTGACCTCGCCGGATATGGTTGACTGATATGAAATTGATGTTTGGCAATTCCAAACACGCCCGCTGACGGTGCATCTCGACACCTGCTCAGTGAAGGTGCCGACCCCCGAAAAGTCACTCCTCATTCTGCTGAAATAACCGCTCCCCGTGCATCCGAAGAAACAAACACCTCCGTCCAAGCTCGAGAGATCTTCATACCATCCAGAATAGATGATCCCAACGCGGGCGCCCCATGAACCAAAATAATTCGGCGCGATGTAGTTGATGGCGCCCTGAAAGTGAACGTTGCGGATCTCCGTTAAAGGATAGTTCCCTGTTCCCGTTGGAACGTAAGCCGCTTTGTCAGAGCTTGAGAACGTGATGGCTCCCGTGTTATCGGTCGCGGCGATCGTCACGTTCTCGATGCGAACATCGTTGACGCTCTGCGTAACGGTCGAATAGGGTGCCTTGAGAACAGCATCAAGCCGGTTCGAGGATTCGCCAATGAGATCAACAAACTCCGTATCCAACACCAGTGCGCCAGTTGTCAACTCGTATGTGCCAGGCTGGATCAGAACAGTGACTCTGTTTTGGCGCGACTTGGCTGTTCCATTCGGAGACAGGTTCTTTGCTACGGCGTAGGCCGCAACCAAGTTCGTCCCGTTCTCGGTCGGAGTCGTCCCGCATCTCGGAACAACTTTGCTCATGGATTCGTTGATGAATGGCAGTTGCGCAGCTTGGAAAGTCAATGACGTTGTGCCAACTACAACGGGCGAGTTTGTCGTGAGAATCCATAGGCTGTCACGCTGGACTGTTCCTTCTGAAACGCCAATGACGCTGGCCGGTTTGACGTTTTGTTCCGTGTTAAAGTCGAGCGCGCGTGTCCAAGCCCCGACTGATACCGTGTAAATGCCGTTTTCTGACTGGACGTTTTGGTTTTTAACGAGCACGCGGTCACCGACTGCGGTCGCCACGCCGTCGATGGTCAAAAGACCAGATAAACTGGCCAAGTTTGCTGTAGTTGCCACCCGAACGACAAGCATTCCAGACGTGCTGGATAGTGTCCACCCTGTGTTCCCGGTTCCTGACTGTTTGATCCAGAGCTGTCCAGCCCCGGCCGTCTGATCGCGGTACAGCGTGCCTGGCCCCCCAGAGACGACGCCTTCGGGCGAGCCGGTTCCTTTTCTGATTCCCGTGTCGATGGTGCTGTCAGTGCTCATGGTTTCACCTTATCCCATTCACATTATCCCAAAATCTCGAAACAGAATGGATTTGCCGGATTGGGCGTCGTTTTCTATAAACGCCATCCCCTTCACGGCTTCCGGCATCGTTCGTGTTACCTTCGACTGTGATGACCCACTTGCCGCCGCGCTCGAGGCGCTCGATCAACCCGACATGTGCGATTCGTTTTTTTGACGAGAACCAAACTCCAAACACGTCTCCACCTGTGGCTCGTCCTTTTTCGACAAGATTTCGCCTGAACCAATCCGGGCTGTATCCTGACCGAACAGCCTCAATGTCTGCCGCACGATGCGCCCAATAGACGAAAGCGGCACACCAAGGCTCTCCCTTCCCAAGGCCCACCGAGCGCAGATAGTCTTCAACGCGCGGTCCGTCGTTTCGGCCCGTCGCCTCTCGGACTCCAACCTCGCCGAGCGCAACGCCAAGAAGCCTATCTCGAGCGGTTTCCGCCGCAGTTCTGGCATCTCTTCTTTCTGCTTCATGTTTGGGGTCTCCGTTCATCCCACCCGTCATGGATGGAGCGCAAAAACAGATACAAAGAGCAAGGCCAGCAGTGCAGAAACTGCCACGCATAGTTTCACCTCCGGGCTTGATTGTTTCCACCAGTTTGCGAACTCTCCGGCATCCAGGTCCCTATTGATTGTCGGGAAGAAGAGGCCGAAGACGAGCCACACGAAAGCGCACGAGGCTGCCAGGTTGACGACTCCAACGGCGATGTACATGAAGGCCCCGGAGTCGACGGGCGCCTGGGCGTCCCCGATCCTGCCAAGGAGAAACCCGGACAAGACAAACAGGACGATCCCGGCGAGGCCGATGCCAGCCGTGATCCCCTGGTGCCTGAACCATTCTTTTAGTTTTTTATTCATAAAAATGGTATCCTGAACCAGAATTTTGCAACGATGTAGCCGCCGATTACCAGGAACAGCCCGATGATAATCGCGTTACGCTTCCAGATCGCGGAGTCGGCCACGGCCATCCGTTTGCTCATCTGCTCGTACTTGTCAGCCATCATGTCGTAATTCTCGCGGTTCTTCTCTACGCTGTCACGCAGGACGGTGACTTGGATTTTGGCTTGTTCCAGTTCTGCTTTTGTCCTGCCGACCTCGTCCTTGAGAGCTTTCGCCTCTATACTTCCGGCCTTGAGTCCATCCCTGAAAGCCTTGTCCGCCATCTCGCTTGCTCGACCGCTTGAGGCGAGAGCATTATCCACCGTGGTCGCGACGGGATCGACCGGAGTCGGTTCCCGGCGCGGCGCGGTTGAGGCGCATCCGAATGCGAGCGCAGCGATGATGGCAAGAAGGATGAGTTTCATTTTCCGAATCCTCCAAGGAAAGCCGTCGTGATGATAGCCGTTATCAATGCAACGATAACTGTGCCGATTCCGGCCATAACCCATTCCTTGAAATTCACCACTGGCCTCGTCACCTGTTCGACCGTGCCGGTTCTTTCTTCCAGCCTCGCCAAACGAGTGTCGTGATCCTTGTGCATCTCGATCAGTCCCTTTTGAGCGAACTGCGGGTTGCCGCAAAGAGCCTGCTTGATCTCACGTACATCCTCCCCGATATTTTTTTGGTTTGCCTTCAGGCCTCGAATCTCAGAGCAGATTGTCTGAAACTGTTCCTCGCCATCAGCGAGGGCAGTTTCCATTTTGCTCATTCGCTTATCGCATTCTGGTGATTGGCAGTCTGGCATAGGTTATACTCCATGAGTCCACGGTGGATCGGGATAATCAGAAAAATTCACCATCCGTTTTTCGAGAAGTGCCGTCACTCCTGAAATGCTGGCGAGGTAAGCGGCATGGCGAGGCTCTTGATGGATGGCAGTTGGAATAGTCGCCTCTCCAGTTTTGAGATCGCAAGTAACCAAACCCGAATCTGCACTCGTCATGCAGTTGAACAGCGGCTTGAACCCGATCGGAACAATGTAAACTTCAAATGCCATAGGTTTTTCCTCAATGTCCAATCGCGGTTAAATAAGCATTGATGACTGTCGTGAGTTGCGCTATCTCCGGCCCCGTCATGGGACCGCCCCAACCGACAACCGTGAGCCGTGACTGACAAGGATAGGCCCCGTTATCGGGTACCCCAGAACAACGATGTAAATTGCCAAGGTAAGTCGAGCAAGTCGGGAACGCCGACGCCGCCGCGACATGGTTGCTGATGAGGACTCCTTCCTCGTAGTAGGAATAATTGCTGGCGTCATCGCGGACGAATGCGCGTGTTCCTTTTTGCGTGATGAATGAGCAATTGACCACTCCATTTTGATTGATGCAGGCGATGTTACCACCGGCATACTCGAGGAAAAACGATTCGCCTGTTCCCGGCGTGGACGATCCCAACGGCCCTCCAAAAGAACCGCCTGGCAGATCGAGCGTGTTGAAAAACATCGTGCCGCTGTTCAACGTCATGTTCGGCCCTGTGCTGAACGAGACATTGGAGTCGAGAAAATCTCCGGGAGCCATCGGCTGAATACCATTGAGCGGAATGAAACCGGGATTCCCGAACGGTGTCGCGTTCACGGGAGGTGCCGGGAGAGGTGCTGACTTCCAGTCGAGATACGCGCCCAGATCACTATCCATAGCCAGCACCCAGAGATGATCGATTTTTGACCAGACAGGATTCGGCGCGGCTTTCAGACCGACCACGATGTCGTTGATTTGCGATTGTCGCGTGCCGCTTGGAGTAAATCCAAGCGCAACCATGTGATCGATAATGGCTTGCGCGTCTGAGTCGAATGGACTTCCGCCGCCGCCCCACGACCGGGGACTGAATGACCGAGATGACCAACTGCGGGCCGAAAAAGCTCTGGCTGAGTGTGTCATAAGTTTTTAGGCGGGTGGCAACGGCTCAATGCCATAGGATGGATACTGCGCGATGATGGCATTCACCTCATCGCGTTCCTCCTGCGTTGCATTATTCGCATCAGCACAGACAGGAAGAGACATGTTGACGGCAACAGCGTTCATGGCCGCAAGACCGGCACAACATGTCGCGTAACAGTTGCTTCCTTCCAGTTTCATGCAGATGCGTTGACCGAGTGTCGTTCCCATGAGGGCATTTGCAAACTCGTTCCAGTTTTGATGTGAGATTAAAGGCATAAGTTTTCCTCCTTACCATTCTTGAACGTCAATCGTGTTCCCACTGCCGCTCGACCAGTAGACCGTGATGTGGCCTGTGTAAATTGGCATTGGAAGTTCGTAAACGTCTCCATCAGCGAGGTCTAAAATATGCTTTGTATTTGAAACCGTCAGGTTTGGGGCATCCTCAAAAAGAAGATAGCATCGTGAGCCGCTATTGTTGGCGATGATTGCCCCGCGGCGATTTGCATTTGCCGCGACAAGTTGTGTCGGGGTCGCCGCAACTCTTGTCACTTGAGTCAGCGTTGCGCTCCCGCTTCCGGCCAATGTAACTTGTGCATCAGTTTGCGCTTTTCCATCCGTTGTCGCCGCTTGAAGTGTGTCGATCATGTTTTTTCTTCCCGTTAAACTTGGGTGAGTTCGGTGATTCTGGCATTGCCGGTCGGCGCAGCCTCCCAGATGCCATCCACGATTCCTGTGTAAATCGGGACGGTCAAGGTGAGCGTCTGGTTGGCGGCGATGATGTAGGTGAAGTCCGTCGCGCTCGCCGTCGCGCCGAATTTCACACGCAGATTCTTGTCCGCGTCATTCACAATCACCAACCCACGCCGTGCGCTGTTCGCGAAAACGAGCGTCACGCTTGAGGCACTCGCGGCGACCGTGCTGGTCGTCCCGGTATTTGCCCGCATGATCGTGTCAACCGACCCGTCGGAGTCGGTCTTGATGAGGCGCATGGTCGTTCCGCCGTTATCCGATCCGAACATGGCCACAGCGTCTTTTGTTTCTTCAAGGTTTCCTTGGTTCACCTTGACCGCGCCGGAATCTTTATCGATCACCATCTCGGCGGCATCTCCGGCCGTGTAAGTCCGAGAGGCTGTCACGTCATCCGCGAACCCGCCGACGAGGATTGGGTTCACCGTCGCGCCCGCATCGTCTGCATCCACGCCAACCTTGCCGTTGAAAACCGAAAGAGTCGATTCCGTTGCCAGTCCCACGTCTTCGCTTGTCAAGTTTACATCAAGCGCGCCGCCCGTCACGCCAATCGGATTTCCGCTCCCATCGCCGAGCGCAACCGAATCTATCGTGTCGTCTAGGTCTCCCTGGTGCGCCAGCAAAATGCCTTTCAGATCGGCTAACAACCGCCGAACATTTCCAGCCGAACCATCCAATGGAAGCGAGGACGGGTTTTGAAGTTCCCCCAGTATTTGAAGCGAATCGGTTTTCGCGACGGCATTCTGAGAATTTGAAACAGCCGTGATAAGGTCTTCAATATCCTGCGTGTTGACGTTGATCGCATCCGCATCAATCGTGATGTCGCCCGTGTCCAGCTTGATATTTTGGATCGCGCTCAAAACCTGCAAGAGAGTCGTTTCTGAGGCGAGCGATGAAACGCCGGCGTTCGTGAGCGCATAAAGGATTCTCCGCAAAGCGAGGTTGTCCTGCATCTGCGGTGCGAGTGGTGTAAGTTCTTGAGTCATGGCGCGTATTCCCTTTCTGCTGCAATTCTGGTGCAGGCTTCAGCCCTGGGCCGTGAGACCCAGGGCTGCTTGTCTGAACCATCCTGCTTCTTTGGGAGGAACACGGGTGGTCCCCTGCAAGGGTTAAATGCCTACAGGCCGGTCACGCTGCTTTCGCAGACGTTGAGGCCGAGGTCGTACTGGCACCGCTGAACGGCGATCGGGATGACGTTCTGCGGACGGATCGGCTGGTATGCACGACTGATCTGGTAGATGTGCTGACCGTAATCGCCGAAGATGTTGCAGTCATTGTCCACGATGTACCGCCAAACAAGCTCGCCCATCGCAAGTTGAGGGTCGAAGCGGAACGTCCCTTCACCGGTGTACTTCTGAGGCACCAAGCGCTTAAAGGAGTTGGCGAAACAGAGGAAACAGATCTCGTATTGGGCGTTGACCCAGGCCGGGTTGCGCCGGGCAGCGACGCCATTCGAGGTCGCCACGCCGATCTCCGGTTCGATGAACACGGGATAATCCCCGCTCATGACATTGAACCGCAGTGGCTGCGGGTCGATACCGAAGGTGATGCCGCGGTACGGACCCATCCAGCGGTAACCCAGGATGGACTCGCTTCCCACGGTGAACTTCCCAGCCGTCAGATAGCGGATGTCCTCTTTGATGTCCAGCTCCTGCCGTAGTCCCTCGACGACGTCCTGTGATCCGATGAACTTTGCGACTGACCCTTGCTCACTCTCCCAAGGTTCTGCCAGCATCTCTTCGGTCTCGAATGTCGCCAGCTTGTACAGCGCTTTGAAGCTGATCGGCGCGTTGGGCAAGATTCCCGAGGCGAACAGCGTGTCGATTTGCTGCATATCGCCGGTCAGGAGCGTGTCGAACGGCTGCCCGGTGGCCGCGACGAACTTCACGCCCGAGCGGCGGCACAGCATGGCGCGCACGTCGGCGTTCATGATCTGGAGGATGCCCTTCTGCAGGGCGATCTGGGCCTGGAGGTACGATCCCTCGAAGGCTGTCCGCCCGTCCTTGATGCATACGCGGGGACCTTTCCCACGGAGGCTTTGAAGGGTGAACGAGTATTCTGTCGAACCGACTTGGTCTTGGGCGCCTTGAACTTGGCACATCTCGTCGTCGTCCGTGAAGACAGGCTCGGCAAGGCTGGCGGCCATGACGGCCCGCTCCTGGACGACCGAACGAACATCGACGGACACGTTCTCAAGGGTTCCGCCCTCGAGGATGTCCACGTAAGGTGATTTTCTGGCAAGGACTGTTGCGATCTTGCCGACGATTCGGTTGACGTCCCGAGCCGCGAAGTCGGTCAGGACTGTAGTATCTACACAATCTCCCATAAACTTATTCTCCTTTTGTTGGAGGCGGGAGGTCGAAATGGGTTGTTTCGAGTCACCCGCCGGGTTTTATGTGATGTCCGGGAATGGAAGCCCGGGATTCGACCCGGCGGAAATCGGTCTACGCCGTTTCTCAGATGACCCCCGAGAAAGCGGGAGGTCCGTAACGCGGACCAATCGGCATGATGCAAGTTATACCAATACCGCTTCTCGTGTCAAGAGAGATCTTCGTTGATGAATACCATGAGGCTCCTGGCGGCGTAGCTTCCGTGATCCGCGAGTCGCCGCAGGATGATGCTCTCACCCTCCTCGTACCTTAATCCGTGCTGGGAGAGGATCCTTTGCCAATAACCGTCGTCCCTCTCGTTGACGTGGTGGTGACCGCCCTGTCCTGGGAGCGCGTGGGTGAGCGCGACGACCCGGCAGCACCGGAACGTCTCTGCGAAATTCGAGATGAACCGCTCCTCGACGTGCTCGACGAACTCAGCGCACCAGCACAGGTCCCGCATCGGCCTGATCCTGAACGGGCCGGAGGTGTAGTCGTGCCGGTGGACGAAAGCCTTGACAGGGCTCGACTTCACGGCTTCCGGGTCGCCCTCGACCCCGAGGACCTTGATCCGACGCTGCTTAAACCAGAGCATCGACCAGCCCTGGCCGCACCCGACATCGACCATGCTCCTGACGCGGTGAATGCGGACGAGCTCCTCCCAGACCGCCGGGCAGATCGAGCCGGGGTTTCCTCCTGGAGTCCAGCCGCCGATGTGTTCGTGGCCTCTCATTTTCCGATATACTCCCTCTGGATGGTCGATGGCATCCCGCCGCCTCCCTGGGTGAGTTGCGTCACGATCTTCGGCCAAGCGCAGTACGGCTTGACCTTCCCGAGGGCATAGGCCCGTTTCGCGTAGCAGATGTCGATCGGTGCCCAGATCTCCCGCGTCGCGTCGAGGAGCGCCTGGACCGCCCGACGCCGGACGAGGATCGCAGCAGTACAGAGCGGGTACTGGACGAACGCCACCCTCGGGGCGACAATCTGAATCGGTTTCCCCTCCGTGCAGCAGTGTTCGAGATGTACGGCGCCCCAATCCGGCGGGACCTGGCGGCGAACCTCGGCGAAGAGATCCGGGAAGTTCCTCGGGACTCGTGCGTCGTCCTCGAAGATGATGAACTCCTCATCTTTGATAAAGTCACGCTCCATGCGGAGGATGAGGTTGTGCGAGAGAATGTTCCCGATGCTGCCTTGGCCGATGTACCACGGCTTCCCTCCATCCGGAACGTCGTCCATGTATGGGATGACCGTCTTGAGCCCCATCGATTGCGCATGGTACCCGTCGACGAACTGGACACGGAGACCGCTTTTTCCGAAGTGCTCCTGCGCCTGACGCTTCCGTTCCGGTAGCTCGGCGAGCGTGCAGACGAACATCCTGGGCAACTTCATAACGCAAATATGCTCTTGGGTCTCTTCGCCTTCCGAGGCTCCGGCCTTTTCTCGTTCTCCACGGTTGGAACATGGTCGGCCTCGGTTTCAGACATGACAGGATGAACTTGGTGACCAGTCGACTCTGGGCCTGCCCGAACAGGCAGTGGATCTGCTTTACCGCGCGCGACCGGACTGATTTCGTCCATCCCGCTCTCGACCTCGTGCCATGTGAACTCCGCTATTTTGCACCGGCAGTCTTGCCAACCGTAACTCGCGTAGAGCATCCCATCATGTTCGAGGAGCCCGCACGGATAAATGACGTTTGGATGCCACGCCGAACCATTGCCACGGAGGTCGTTGGCGGCATCACGCTCAGCGACCATCAGCGGTTTGCGGGACATGCGCGTCAGGCGGAACGGCTTCTGCGCTGTCATGGCCCACGCGCCGACGTAGTAGGTCCGCTGTTCGCTCCGAGTCGGCTTTTCGATCTCCGGTCCCCAAGAGTGGAACAGGCCGATGAACTCCTCCCCGCGCTGGACCATGTTCGTCCCTCCGCACGGGACTCCATGCCGCCACGGGATCCGGGCCGGTTCGGCCCTTGAGACCTCGAGCATCTTCGGGAATAGCCTCTCGCCCGGCTTGCTCTTGTCGATGTTCGGATAGCCGAGGACGACGAGCGGGTTGATCGTATAGACGAAGTGTAGGAGGTTGTTGTAGTTGATGGGCGTCCAGTTCTTCTCAAGTCCAGGTCGGCCATACTCCGGGAAGTTCCACCATTTGCTCGTGCCGCCGCTTCCAACGGCTGTGACGCAAACGCGGGAATACCAAGTCCAGGCTGCCGTCAGCATGGCTTGCGCGTGGACGACGATGAGGTCTCCGTTGATGATGATGAGCCGCGGATCGTCAATCGTGACGACCTTACTCGACCAGCGCGGGATCGAGAGTTTCTTGAATGCGCCGACAGGATGAAAGTGGCGATCGAGGTCGATCAAGGCGATCTCGGTCTCATAGCTCCTGGCTGGCTCATACCGGAACGCCATCACGAATTTGTTCCCAACCTTCGCGATCCCAGGATTGTAACATTTTACGTTTTCCCCGGCGAGGTCACTGTTAGCAATGTCGATGATCCTCATGGATTGAACCGCTCCTTCCACGTGTTGTACCGCTTGATGGTTTTTTCCCCGTTCTTGATAGTGACTACACTGTACGGCAGGTTGCGGGCCTCGAGGAGCCTGTGCTGCTTCCCGCCAAGCTTGACCTTGACTTTCCCCCTCTTGATCGTTGCGTATCGCCTCATGCTCATCGCTTGATCTCCTTCCCGGTATTGTGCGGGCCGTAACAGCTATATCCGACGTGAAGGCATTGGAGCCCCGTGTCGAGCCAGACCTGGTGACCGGCCGCCCTGGCGCGTTCGCAGAAGCTGACGTCTTCTCCTTTCCCCTGCATCGGGAGGAAGAAATCCCAATGATCCTTGGGAGCCTTTGGGGCAAGCTCCGGGAACTTCTTCTGGATATCGAGATAGACCTGCCGATGGACGAGCAGGCATCCTGTCCCGATCCAATCGACGGGGATGATACGGTTATCCATGCGCCTAGCCGATTGATCCTGCGCGGCGTCCCGGAACCCGCTGAACACCGTGCGCCCGGTCGCCTGCCGCCCGAAGTACGTCCCGCCGACGATGCTCTTGCCGTGGCTCATCAGGCGCGTGACAACATGCCGGTTGGCAACCTCATCTGTGTAGTCGTTACCGGTGTTCCCGATCCACTTAAACCACGCCGCCCGCCCGATCGGCGGGATGATGTCGTCATCGATCCAAAGGCTCCAGGTTGCACCAGTTTCGAGAAACCGAGTAGCAAGCTTGTTCCGGGCGTGATAAATCATGGCATCGCCGAGCTCCTGGTCGAACCGCACCTTGTCCCGTCCGAGGTCGAGGGCGATGGCTACCAAGGCCCACGCCGTCGCCGGATTGGTGTACTTGTAGCACGGGAACAGGACGCAGAGGTCGCGCCCTTTCCAGAGTTCTTTGTGACACTCAAGATATCCGTGTTCCTGGACCAACTTCGGCGGCGCCTCCGCTTCGTCGAGAATACCGAGCCCGCTCGTGTCCGGCAGCGGGTCAGGGTCAATCTCCGGATCCTTGACAGCGGTCTTTGAGACGACAGGCTTGAGATCGCCCGCGTCAAGCTTGACGCTCCGCCTGTGCTTGGTGTTCTGCGTGTTCGGTCCGGACTTCCCGGATTGGATGAGAATTTCCCTCGATGCTCCTGGCGACCCCGAGGCGAAGGGATCAACCGTGTTCACCTGCTCGCTGTACGGGATGCCGTCCCGCTCGATTGGCGCACGCCGGAGCGCCCTCTGCCGTTCCGCTTCCATGATAACCTCCTGGTTCACGACCGCATCCGGCCCGTGGTGGTGTCCGGCCGACCAGGCGCGGGCGAAACTGATCTTGCCTGTCGGCCTGTTGCCGACCATGCCACCGGACAAGTAAGGGTTCTCATTCTCTGATTTTCCCTGACGCCGTGCCTCCTGACCCAGCTTGAAAGCCTTGCGGATCGCCGCGTTGCCGCTGGCAAGATAATGCTCGGGTGGTTTCAGCGCGTCTTCGGTTTCGTCTCCCACGTGTTCCTCCCGTTTTTTACGGCTGAAACCTCGCGCTGGCCCTTTTGCCGGCAGGCTTCCATCCGTGCTCGACGGCCCGGAGAAGTCTTGCCTGAGCGAGAGCCTTCGCCTTGGTTGTACCCTTGGCGGTCACCCGTCCTGGGACCGATACTTTGAACTTCCCGTTCTTTTTTTCGATCTTGACTGGCATGTTTCCTCCTATCTGTTATGCCAAGACGCGATGAGTTCGTCGAGGCCTTTCGAGATCGCTTCGGTATCCTTCATCTTGAGCAGATCGTTCATGTCCGTCTTGCCAGACTTCCCGGCCGTCGAGGACATGGGACTCCCCGGTTTCGTCTTTCCGGCTCCCTTGAGCCGGGCATTCTCCTCGCGGAGCGCCGCGATCTGCTGGTCCTTCTCCTTCGTGACCTTCGTCAGCTCTGAGGCGAGAATCTCGTTGTCCTTCCGAAACTTGTGCGCCAGCACGACGGCTGCAGCGACTTGCGCGCGCTCGGTCCCGTTTGCCGGAAACAAGGCCGCGCGGAAAAGGGACTGGTAGTCCCTGGCATCCTTGTTGTGCGCTTCGATCTCCGCCTTCTGCTCCGGCGTCGCGTCCTTCGGGACTTGCCGGATGACGGCGAACGCGGCTTCCGGAATCTTCAGGAACTTATCAGCTTCCGCCTTGACCGCCATCATCTCGTCCTCATAGGCCTTCTTGGCCTTGGCGGCTTTCTCCTCGGCGTAGCTCGTGAACTCCTTGCTCGAGGCCTCGATGGCCTGCTTGCGCTCGACTCCGACCGCGTCAAGTTCGTCGAGGTATTTCTCGAGGAGAACCCCGGCCCCGCGCTCGTTCGGATCCTGGCTTTTCTTGAGCGGCTCGATGGCCTGTGCGTGCCACCAATCACGCGGCACAGAGCCGATTCCGACTTCCTTGAGCTTCTTGAGCACTTCCTCCGGCATCCCGTTCTTCTGGCAGATACCGATGATCCTGTCGTTCAAGTCTTTGATCTTCCCGTCGTACTTCGACTGAAAATCGGGGTCAGCCATGATCTCATATTTCGCCCGAAGGGCGCGCGCCTCCTCGATCTCTTTCTTGAGATTTTCCGGGATGGTCTTGCCCGTGATGATGTCCTCGAGTTGGGCCTTCTTCTCGTCGTATGCCTTCTGGGCTGCAGCGAGCTCAGCCTTGTAGTGCTTCGCGGTCTGGCGGAGTTTTGCGAAGTTCGTCTGCGCGGCCGGGCTCATTCCCCGGACGGGCTTGATGGCATCGATCTCCTCATCTGGGAGTTCATTCGGTGGCTCCAGCTCTTTCGGGGGATCGGCAGCCTGCTTGCCTTGCTCGGCGCCTGCTTTTTCGGCTTCTGTGCCATGAGCCACGGCTTCTGCTCCTGCTCCGCCCGTGGGCGTTTCCTTGCCATGTTCCGATGCGGCTACACCCTCCCCTCCTCCCGGCTGTTCCTGGAGTGTTTTAAGCGGTTCCACTTCTTTTTCCTTGCCTTCTTCAGATTGTGGCGGTGGAGGGGTAGTTGATGCATTATTGGGTTTTATTGGAGGTTTCTGCACGTCCTGAGCCCCTCCCTCCGCCGAAGATGTTTTGCCCTGGTCCGGGGCCGAGACCTCCTTGATGAGTTGGTCGAGTCCGGCAGAAATCTCGGCCTGCTCCTCGACAACCGACACGATCGGTTCTGTTTTTTCCGCAACGGATTCTTCAGGTGTCATGGATTGTTCCTCCATTTTACGTTAATGTTTTCCAGTCTCGATGAAGTTGCTCTTCTGTTTTTCCTGTTTCTCAGTTTTTGACGCCTGTACGATCAGATCGAGGGCTGCCGAAAACCCCTCGCGGTATGCCGCCCTTTGTGCAAATTTGGCCGGGTCATCTTTGAGAACGTCGCCGGCACTGATGGACACCGGGCAGGCGTTACGGACCGCCGCAACGATGTTGTGGAACTGCACCGTGTTGAGCGCCTCATGCGCCCAAGTCAGGTCAGCATCGTGAATCTTCATCATCGCTTGTTCCTCCTGTTTTTTATACTTATACTGACGGCGAAAGGTTTATCGGACCTTCAGACAGCGGCTTTGTTCTTGCAGCGACAGCTGCGTTTGGTAAAATTTTGAACGCTTCACGCGCCGCGTCAGTTTTTGTCTGTGCAGCCTGGCGCGTCCCGGCCACAACCTCCTGCTTCGCAGCTTCACCGGCCTGCGACTGCACGGCTCCCTCGACGGGCGACGGCTCAGGGCCTTCCGGAGCCATCCCAGCGATGTTCGCGATGGTCTGCCCGATGCTTCTGGAGAACTCCTCGAACTGTGCAAGGGATTCTTTGGATGCTCCCTTGGCTCTCGCGGCCGCCAGGTGCGCGTCGAAGTGCTGCAGGGTGTTGGCGAACGCAGCGAGGATCTCTGGCTTCGGGCGGATACCGGCTCGCATGGCCATCGCGAGGCCTTTAATGGCCTCGTCGGCCTTCGCCATGATGACTCCCATGTGAACGGCGTCGGCATCCCGCGGGCTCACAGGGATCGGGTCACCGACCATCAGGTTTTGGAGCTCGATGAGCTGCAAGCGCGCGGCCTCGGCCTGCACGGTCTGGTCCTCCTGCGGGATGATGAGTTTCCTGGCGTCGTCTGTGCCGAGTTTATCGGACAGGTCCATCTCCATTAGACGTTGCTGGTTGACTGACGGGTTTCCGGCGTACCTGGCAACGGCGATGTCGATCCTCCGGCTCCTGTCAGCATATAGGTAATCCGTGACAGGCTGGCTCGGGGCCTCGCTCAAAAGGAGTATCTCCTCGACCGTGAGATTCTTCTGCAGGAGCCGGATGATGGCCTCGATGGCCGGGCGGTCGCCGTAGGTCTTGATGGCTTCCGGGATGACATTCGTCGTCGCGTTCGGGAGGATCTTCGCGGCGATCCCGAGCCGGCGTAAAACCTTCGCGATCCGCTGGCTTATGCGCCAGATCCGGTACGTGCCGGATGTATAGATCATCTGCGCCTCGGCGATGTTCTCTTCCGAGTAAATCTTTCTCTGCATCCGGTTGACCAGTGAGTAGAACTGGTCGAGGAACCGCATCAGGGTTCCATTACGAATCTGTTGTTCGATACTCGCCACGTAGTTGACCTCGCTGGCCGTCGGTTTTTCGAGTTGCGGCGAGTCGAAAAGCTGTGTCGGCATGAGGGCCGAGACCTGCATTTCGGCCGTGGTCGTCAGGTGCCGGTCGAGCGCGAAGAATGAGTCAATGTTCGCCGTGATCTTGTTTTCCTGAATTTCCCAGCCTTCGTCCAGAATGGCAACCGGGTGCATGACGGTTAAGGGTGCGCGGCTAGCCGATTTCGTCGTGGTTTTCAGAATGATTAGTCCGGAGAGGTAGAGTTGGTCTGCGATGAGGTTCCGGCTCTGCTCGGCGGCAATGGCCGTGTTGTAGAGGAGTCGTCCTGTCCCGCGCGACCCGTGGAGTTTACCGTTTCCGACTTCGACCGTGAAAAGCTGCAACACGTCGGCCATCGAGTCGAACCGGTCGAACCGCCTGAATAGCTCCTTGCCGTCGCTCTTGCGGACGATGAAGTGCGAGACCATCCCAGAGTGCTCCTTGGCGAAGACGTGGTAGCACGGGACGCTTTTCACGTTTGACTGGAACGTCATGGCGATGTTCGTGTTCCGGAAGGCGTCTGAATATTTCCGCATGTCCTCCTCGGACGTGACGCCAGTCGAGCCACTCTCGGTCGCCGCGTTGAGGCTCTCGAGCACGTTGTCGATATCCCATCCGGCCTGCTTGGACGTTTCCGGGTTTTCGAGCTTTGCCGCGAGTTCATGGAGCCAGAACTCCTGGACGACGACAAAGACCTCGGTGTCATCAGCCGACTGCGGGTTGTTGTTCGGGAACTGCGCCTCGTCCGAGCGCCAGACCTGCGGACGCCAGTCGGACTCGTCCGTCCAGCCGACTGCGCAATGACCGTAAAACGTGTTTTCGAGAACGAGCAGGTGCTTGAAGGTGTTCCACCCTGACCATGAACGGATGAGCCGGGTCGTCTCAAGCTGGAACGACTCGCTCTTCTCCTGGCTTTGTTTGTCGGCCCACTCCTGTAGGGCGGAGTGTGTCAGGACACGGGCCTGATCGACAGCCTGGATGTACGGGATCATCACACGCTTCTGGATCGAGGACAGGAATCCTGTGCTCCGGTTGTGCCGCCAGCCCTGGCCAGAGGCTTCCATCTTCGACTGTTCCCACGGCTGAACATCGTTGAGCCGGTCGGAGATCACGCCGTTGCGGGCGTTCCGTTCCTTATTATCCTGAATGATCCGTTTGGCGACCGAGTAAGCTTGTTCGTGATCATTGATGGCCCGCTTAAAGATGCGGGTCTTCTCGTCAACCACCGGGTCTGACGATGCCATCGGATCGGCGGCCTTCGTGCCGCCCTCGGCGACCTTGATACTGTGCGGATCATCTGTGGCCATTCACTTTTCCCTCCACTTCGGCGGGTTGTGCGGACAACGCTCGTCCGCGAACCTGGCTTTGAATATGACAAAGCACGTGCATATTGCGCACTGACCTCCGTTTAGGTACTCGCACTTGAGGCAAATGTCAATCCTTTCCCGAGCCTGGTCCTGTGTGAGGATCAGCTTTTTCCGTCCGGCAATGAGCCACCTGGCTTTTGACCAGATAGCCCGCGCCGCTGTGATAATCGTATCAATCCTGAACAGCATAAATGGTGTCTCCTGCGTTTCTGTTCACTGATCCAGGACAGCTTTTTCAACCTGGCATACAAGGCTTTAAGAGCCCTCCGCATCCGTTTTGACCTCCTCCTCCCCGAGCATCCGGATGATGGCAGCGACCGTCTCTCGCGCGATCGTGGCCTTCCCGGACCGGTTATCGTAGGTGAAGGTGAACTTCCCGGCCTTCTCCATCTCCATGAGCCGGGTGACCACCTGCTCCTTGTATCGCCGTCGGACCGCGAAGATGCCGACCTGCTCACCGCTGCTTGCCTTCTGGTTCTTGGCTTTGTTGACTAAGATCTCATACTCCTTCATGTCCATGATGACTTGCATCGCTGTGTTCCCCCTGTTTCTTCAGATGTTTTTTTGTTTCGCCCAGCATCTTTCCGGGAGCTCGGTCGCACGGGCCTTCGCCCCGGCGAGCCAGACCGCCGTCCGGTTGTCCCACTTGTTCAGCCTGCACGCCAGGAGTCGATCTTTGTGGTCGGCCTCCTTGCCCCGGCGCAAGATGGAGAATATCCGCCGCGCCTTGTCAACGCACCGCTTGCAGGTCGAGTCCCAGGGGATGTTCTCCCGGCACTGCGCACAGATCGAGGCGCGGGCCGAAGCGATTCCCGGCATCACAAACTCAGCAGACTTCGGCGTGTCGTATAGCTCGAGGCCCCAGATCAACAGGTCATCGATAAGTCGTCTAGCCTTCGGCGGAGCGACGTACTGCGGGCCTCCACGAAGCGCGCCGTCCGTGCGCTGGCAGTTCTGCGGAAACTTTCGGCAGATGTACTCGTCGATGTCAGCCTGGACGTCCCCCACTTCCAAATTGTTATCCAGCCGGTATCTGAGCTCCAAGTCCAGGAGGTCCCGGTAGCTCGAAGCCTTGTATGGCCTCCGCACGCCGGACTCGTCGGCGTAATGCCAGCCGCCCGGCATCACGAGCCCTTCGATGACCTTTCGGCTCATGCCTTACTGCCTCTGGAGCGGGCCGAGAGGCCTCGACCTGTATTCCCCGAGGATCACGATAGCCTTGGCAAGCTCGGTCTCCAAGGCCGCGATCCGGGTTTTCAGTTTCTTGATGGTCTCATCCGGCCGCTCAGGTTCCTGCTCGATCTTCACTATATTTCCGTCTTTCTCGTCCATAAACCGCATCCCTCGCGTTTGATTTAGTTTGTTGGTAAAACCATGCCCGAGCAACCTTTCGGCAACCCCAAGGCCCTCCTGGTGCGATTACTGGCCGCCTTGGACAGCTTGAAGGTGTCCCAGAGCCGGATCATTTGAGGTCGATCCCTCCGTTGACGTACCCGACAGCCATCTCGGTTTCGGCCTCAGTTTCGACGACGGCGACGCCCATAATCTCCTTGCGCCCCCGCTCGACTTTGGCATCGACGACGAAAGGCGTGTTTTTGATGGCGTTCTCGACCCGCTCGACCTCCCGGCGCCCGAGGTAAACGACGTTGAAGGGACGGCCGTCCCTCACGGCCCGCACGAACAGGTCGCTGATCGCCTCGAAAATGGTCTGTCGTCTTGT